GCAAAGCTCATCAAGTCCTCCGCCGTGCCCAAGGGCACAATGATCGGCCTTGACAAGAGCTACGCGCTCGAAATGATCGAGGCCTCCGACGTCGCGGTCGAGTACGACCGTCTCATCGACCGCCAGCTTGAGCGCGCCGCCATCACCAGCATCTCCGGCTTCTCGAAGCTCTATACGGACGCTTCCAAGGTGCTGACTGTCTGATTTGGAGAATGGCGGGGAGAAAATCTCCCCGCCGGAGAAAGGAGAGACGGCATTGGATACGGATAAGGATATTCTGGCCAAGGCCAAGACCGTTTACCGCGAGACGCTGAGCACCGCCGAGGAGAGCGCGCTCTATGAAATGGGGCTGGCCGCGCATGCGGAGCTTGAGAGACGGCTGCGCGACGGCGTGACCGTCGAGAGCATTTACGACGAGTTCGTGCGCGCGGCGGGCGTGCTTGCGGCGTCGATGTTCGTTTCACTCGACTGCGCGGGCGCGGACAGCTTTACCGCCGGGAGCGTCACACTCAAGCGCGGCGGGGCTTCGAGCGCGCGAAAGGCGGCGGCCTCGCTCAGGAGCCAGGCGGAGCTGATGCTTGCGGGCTACCTGCGCGACGGGGCGTTCTGCTTCGGGGCGGTGCGGGCATGACGGGGCGGTTTGACGCGCTGTGGCGCTTTGGGAGAACGGTGACGGCCTTTGACGCGGCGAGCCCGGCGGGGCGGACGTTCCGGGGCTTTTTGGAGCCGATGGACCGGAGAAGCTCGACGGAGAAGATAAGGACAAAGGCGGGATTCGCGCCTAAGGAGAAGTTCCGCCTGTTCGCGGAGCCGGGGGAGACGTTCCCGGCGGGCGAGGGGACTAAGCTCGTGTGCGGCGGGGAGATTTTTCAGCTGCTGCGGGCCAAGGCCATGTACGACGGGGAGACGGTCACGCACCGGGAGTGCGTGCTGCTGAAAACAGGCGAGGTGAAGACGGGTGCTTGACGCGGTTTTGGACGAAGTCGTCGCCGCACTCAAGGGCGCGGGCGTGTGCGCGTTCCGTGCCTTCCCGGAGACGGCGGAGGCGCTGCCGGCCGACGGCGGCGTGAGCGTCGGGGTCGATTCCTACGCTGTGAACTGCTCGGGGCTCGGGGATTATCTCGGGACCCGTGCGGCGGGCGGCGGAAAGGCGGAGAAGGAGCTTTACGGGAAAAGACTCAGTCTCACGCTGGGACTTGAGGTGTTCGTTCCCTTCGGACCCGGCGGCGCAGCGGGCTGCGACCGGGCGGCGGACAGACTGCGGGACGCGCTGCCCGCTTTGCCGCAGGGACTGCGCGTGCTGGAGATGGACTGCGGCGAGGTAAACGCCGACGAGGAGCTTGGCGCTTACCGCTGCAGATGCACGGTTAAATGTCTGGCTTTTCTCGTGGCCGAAACGGACGGCGAGGAGCCGACGTTTAAAGATTTTAGGTTGAAAGGTGTGGTGAAAAATGGCAATCAGTGAAAGGCCGGGAGTTTACTCCTCCGTTGAGGTCACGAGTACGCTCTCCGGGGCGGGCAGCGGGAAAACTGTCGGCGTGGCGGCATGCGCCGCGTCCGGCACCAAGGACGTCTGCGTGAGCATCTCCTCCTACGGTGAGGCGATGACTACCTTCGGTACGGACTGCGCAATGACAAAGCTGATCAAGGTGCTGTTTCAGAACGGCGCGGCGGCGGTGGAGGCGGTCCCGGTGGCCGTGGGCGCGGCGGCGACAACGGCTGACTATTCGGCGGCATTCGCTGTTCTCGCGAATAAAGATAATGTTTCTATCCAAATATGCGACAGTACGGACGCAGACGTGGCAAACGCGATGAAGACGTCTATCGACGGCTGCGCTGAAAACTGTAAGTACAGGATCGGTATTCTTGAAACGGGCGGCAGCGTTTCGGATGCGGCCGCAAAAGCGGCGGCACTCAATTTTGAGCGCGTCGTGATGGCATACCCCTCTGTTGAGAAAAATACGGGCGCCATTGCTGCAGCAATCGCGGGCGTGCTCTCCGGACAGAGCGACCCGGCGCTGCCGCTCAACGGCGCGGAGCTCGCGGGCGTGGACGGCTTCGCACGCGTTTACAGCGACAGCGAGATCACAACGCTCGTGACCGCGGGCGTGACCGCTATTGAAAGCCAGTACGGCTCGCCCTCGGTCGTGCGGGGCGTTACGACCTGCACAAAGACCGGCGGCGCGGCGGACACGACCTTCCGCGAGCTGACGACCGTGCTGATCATCGACGATGTGGTGCCGGCTGTCAGAACGGCGCTGCGGTCGAGATTTGCACGCGTAAAAAATACGGCGCAGACGCGCGGAGCAATTCGGACGCAGGTCATTATCGAACTTGAGGATAAAAGAAAACGCGAAATTATCGAATCCTACGATAATGTGACGGCTGTGGCCGATCCGGGCGATCCGACGATCTGCAATGTCGGATTTGAATTTGCCGTGGCGCACGGGCTCAACCGCATCGTGCTGGCCGCGCACATCAGCGTTTGAGGAAAGGAGTGTGAGAGCGTATGAGCGCTATTGGATTTCCGACGAGCAGCGACATCTATCTTGAGGCCAACGGCAAAAAGCTCGCCGTGGTGCAGAGCTACCGGGCAAGCGCTACGCGAAGCGAACAGGTCGTTGAAGCCTTCGGCGAGAGCGAACCCGTCGCTACGATCGCAAACCAGCTGCAGTATAAGCTGGAGCTGACCCGCCTTTATGCCACCGATGAGGCAATCGGCGACGGGATCAACTTCCACGAACTGAGCAATTTTTCCCTCGTGATCGTAAAGCCTGACCGCCGCATCGTTTACACCGGCTGCCAGTGGAGCCGTATCGAGGAGAGCGGCGAGCTCAGCCAGATGGTGGCGGAGCATATCACGGTCATTTCAAGCCACAGAACGGAGATGGCCAATTGAACTGCGAAGAGCTGATCGAAAAGCTTGCGGACGACCCCCTCGCCCGGCTGCGCTGGCGCGTGTGCAGGGAATTTGAAATTCTGCCCTGCTCGCGCGAGGCAAAAAGGATGAGCGACCGGGATGTCGTGCTCTGCGGGGCGCAGCTGGTTCTCGACAGGAGAGAGCTGCGCGGCCGCGCGGTCGAGGGAGAGCAAAACAGCAGCTTCGACGAGGAGCGCTTCGCGGCGCTTTCGGAGGGCACAGAATGAAAAGAAATGACGCCCGGCTGCAGGAGACGGCTCGCGTACTCCTCGCAGAGCTGTGCCGGACAGACCGGGAGCTTGGCGGCGCAGCTGCACCCGGCGAGAAAAACACGGCGCTGAAATTGAAGGAAATGCGCGGAGCAGACGGGGAAACAATCGAGGAAAACGATATTCTTGACGCAGTTACTCTCCTGAAAAGATACGGAATCCGGGGAACGGACGAAATGAGCGAGCCTTTTTCGGCAAAATTTTCAGCGGCAGAAGCACCGAGAACGGCGCGGCGGGAGTTCCTTCAGCAGCGGCTTGAAAGACGCGCGAGACGTCAAACCGAGGAGCCGGCGCCCGACGGCGGCACCGACGAGTCAGCGGCCGAAGCGGATGCCGGCGGTCTCGACGACGCGGTATTCATCGCAGACGTCCGGCGCGACGAGCTGACGGAGAGCGGACTGCCGGAACGGCTCAGCGAGGTCTATCGCCGCGACGCACGGCGCTACGACGGACCGTTTGAAAGATATTAGGAGGGATGCGGATGACGCTTTCACCGATGCGGTATGGGGACTATGTCTGGCCCCATAACCCGAAGACCTATGAGATCGACTACAAGAGACGGATCGTGTGCCACAAGATCCCGTTCGGACGCTATGCACTGACGGATATGGGGCGTGAACAGCGCGTGCTGCGCGGCGAGGGGGAATTCTTCGGCGACGGCGCTTACACGGAATTCAAAAAACTCGCGTCCGCCTTTTACGGAGAAAAACCGCAGGTGCTGGTGCATCCGGTCTGGCAGGCCGCGCCGGCCTGGTTCGTCGAGCTGCGGCTTTTGCAGGAGCCGCGGAAGGACTATGTGCGCTACCAGTTTGCGTTTTGGGAGTGCTTCGACGGCTATGAGCTGTCCATCCTCGAAACGGCGAAGACGGCGGATCAGACAACGAGCCAGACGGGCGGCGCGAGAAAAACCTATGTGCTGCGCTGGGGCGACACGCTTTGGGGACTCGCGCGGAGCAACGGGATGACGCTCTCGCAGCTTTTGGCCCTCAACCCGCAGATCCGTAATCCGAATATCTATCGCGTGGGCGATACGATCTATCTCTCGTGAGGTGCGCGATGGAGGCTTTTTTGACCAATGTCTGGGGCGGACAGTACAAGCTGCCCGTGCTGCTCGAATGGAATTTTTCCTACGGCGCAGAGCTGCCCTGCGATGCCTTTGAGGTGACGTTTCTCTACAGCGCGGAGATGTATCCGGTGCTGCGGGACGCCGTGCGGTTTTATGCGGATGAGGAGGGGACGACCGTATTTGTCGGGCTTGTGGACGACTTTGAGATCGCCGTCACAGAGAAGGGGAGCGTCGCCGTTGTGCACGGGCGCGGACTTGCCGCCCTGCTGCTCGACAACGAGGCGGGGGCCGCACAGTATTTTTCGGCAAGTTTGGAAATGGTGCTTTCCGCCTATGTATATCCTTTGGGGATAACAAATGTGAAAAATGTCGCGAATATAGCGGCAAGAGCGCTCAATGTCGAGAGCGGAGAGAGCTGCTGGAAGGTGCTTGAGGACTTCGTGTGGTTCGGCTGCGGCGTCAAGCCCCGCTTTGACGTGGACGGGACGCTGCTCATCGGACGGCAGGAAGGAAAAAGGCGCGTCATCGACGCGCGGACCGCCGTCACCTCTCAGAAGCTCAGAAGCCGGCGCTACGGCGTGATCTCCGAGGCCGTTGTGAAAAACAAGGCGCTGGGGACCTCGACCGTTGTGACAAACGAGGCATTTAAGGCGCGCGGCGGCTGCTGCAGACGCGTGGTGAACGTGCCGCGCAAGACGCTGTTCAACGCGATGCGGGCGACCGGCGAATACCAGATCGCACGCTCACAGGAGGACTGCTTTGCCATTACGCTCCGCGTCCCCAAGCTTTTCGCGGCATTTCCCGGCGACGTGGCGGCACTGACGGATACGCCGCTCGGCGCGGCGGGAAGCTACGACGTCGTCCGAAGCGTCTGCTTTGCGGACGGGGAGAGCGCGGGAACAGAACTGACTTTGAAGACGAGAGGGGAATGAAAACATGTGGCTGGCTGAAAAAAGCGCCGGACACGGCGGCGACAACGGCGAGTGCCTGGTCGGCGTGGTGACGATCGGCGGCGAACGCCCTTCGGTTCTGGCCGAAGGCGAGCTGCGGAGCGCCGAGCTGCTGCAGACGGGCGCGGTACAGCTGCCGAAGGTCGGCGAGGAGCTGCTGCTGGCACGGACGGCCGACGGGGACTGCGTGGCGCTCGGCCGTGTGGGCGGTACACTGGCGCAGAACGCGGAGAATGGAGAAATTCTGATTGCAAACGGGAACGCTGGCGTGAAAATAGATAATTCGGGAAAAGTTATCCTTTCGGGAGATATTTATCTCAGCGGAACGATCCACATCGACGGAAAACTGCTGATCAACGGACAGGTCTATGTGCCGCCGGCGGGTTCGGGCGGCAGTGCGGGAACGGGGGCGTGAGCATATGGAGCTGAAGCTTTCGGGGGGCGCGTATGCGCTCGGACAAAACCACGCGCCTGTGGAGATCGACGGGAAGGACGAGCTGGCGCAGCGCGTTGCCTGCAGACTCAGCGTTCACAGGGGGACGTTTCTGCCGATGCCGACGTTCGGCAGCCGGCTGTGGACGCTCGGACGCGTCGGACGCGCGGAGAGAGAGACGGCGGCAAGACAGTTCGTGCTGGAGGCGCTTGAGGACGAAACGGGGCTGGTGCTCGACAGCCTTTCGCTGGAGGAAAAGGCCGGCGGGGACGCGATCCTGCGGCTGGAGCTGCATGGGGAGAGCGGCGCGTTCAGCGTGGAGACGGAGATTTGAGGTGAGCGGATGAAAGAGACCGAAACAATTTATGAGGAAATGAAAAATGAGCTGGAGCGCGCAACGGGAGCGGTCATCAGCAGCGGCGGCGATATGTCGCTGCGGCTGCACGCCGTCGCGGCGGAGCTTTCGACCCTGTGGGCACAGGTGGACTGGACGCGCTGCCAGAGCTTTCCACAGACGGCGAGCGGCGAAACGCTCGATCTGCACGCGGCGGCAAGAGGACTGTCGCGTACGGCGGCTGTGGCGGCGGCCGGGACGCTGCGCTTTTTCCTCGACGCGGCAAGAAACGACGCGGTGACGGTACCGGCGGGGACCGTATGTCTCAACGCGGCGGGACAGGAATTTGTGACGACGGAGGAAGCGAGCATTCGGGCGGGTACGCTCAGCTGCGACGCGAAAGCGGCGGCGAGGACGGCGGGCAGCGCCGGAAACGTGCCCGCGGAGAGCGTGACCTTCTTCTCGCTGGCACCGGTCGGCGTGGCGAGATGCCTGAACCCGGCAGCTTTCACCGGCGGCGCGGATATTGAGAGCGACGAGGCGCTGCGCGGCCGCGTGCTTGCAAGCTATGAAAGTTTGCCGAACGGCTCGAACCGCGCGTTCTATGAGACGGAGACGCTCAACACGGAGGGCGTCGGCGCAGTCAGCGTGCTGCCAAGGGCCAGAGGCGTCGGCACCGTGGACGTCGTGGTGGCGTCGTCCGCCGGACTGCCGGACAGCGCCGTGCTCGACACGGTGCGCTCGAAGCTCAACGCACAGAGAGAAATCTGCGTGGACGTCGCCGTCAGCGCGCCGAAAACCGTGACGGTACCCGTGGCGGCGGCAATCTCCGTGGAGGACGGTCAGGACTTTGACACGGTGGCGGCACGGGTCAAAAACGCCGTGCAGCTGTTCTTTGACGGGAAACGACTCGGAAAGAATGTGCTGCTGGCAAGACTCGGCAGCCTGATCTTCGGCGTGGAGGGCGTTGCCAACTACACGCTGACGCAGCCGGCGGCGGATGTGAGCATCGCCTACAACGAGCTGCCGGTTGCGGGGACTGTCACCATTTCGAGGAGATGAGCTTTTGAACTATACGGATTATCTCAAACAGATACTTGCTCCGCTCGGAATCTATGATCTGGACAATGGACTCGGCGCAGAGGAGCTCGCCGTGATTGGAAAACAGATGGACGAGATTTTTGACGCGCTTGAGGAGATCCGACGGGAGGCGTTTCTGGTCTCCGCGGAAAGCTACGGACTGACAAACTTCGTGGCGGCGCTGCCGTTTACGCCGGCCTCGCTCACGACCGAGGACGAGCGGCGCGCCGTCATGGCCCTGCTGCGTATCCGAGGCGGCTGCTTTACGCTGCCGATGCTGCAGGAGACGGTCAGCGGCTGCGGACTCAAGGCCACCGTTGAGGAGGGCAGCGAGAAAATGACCGCGGTGGTGCGCTTTCCGCAGAACCGCGGGATACCGGACGGCTTCGACAAGCTGCAAAAACGCATCGAGGAAATCGTGCCCTGTCATCTGGCGACCGAGTTCGCATTCATCTATTCGCTTTGGCGCGAACTGATGTCGAAGCTGACAAGCTGGGACGATGTGCAGAGCAAGGTCGAGACATGGAAACAATTAGAAATCTACGAATGACGAGGTGAAAATAATACATGAGCGAATGGACGATCGTGACGGTGATCGCGACGCTTGTGGGGCTGCTGGCGGCGGTCGTCCGTCCGCTGATGGATCTCAATGCCACGATTACACGGCTCACAGAGGTCGTGAACACGCTGGAGAAAAATATTTCCGGGCTGAGCGCCAAAAACAGCGAGGCGCACGGACGGTTGTGGGAAAAGGTTGAGGAGCAGGACGAGACGCTCGGCCGACACGAGACGCGGCTGCTGCTGCTTGAGTGCGGCGGCAGAGAAAAAAACCCCGGGCAGACGGGCTGCCCGGGTCAGTGAATGCTCTGGAGCTGCCCGGAGGAGCCGGGCATACGCGCGGTGCTGCTGCGCGGAGAGCCGGGAATGGGGACGCCGCGGGAAACGGCAGACGAGTGCGTTTCCGAGGATGAATTTGCGGAAATGTGCGCGAAGAGAAAAAAATCAGCCCGCGCCAAGGCGCGAACTGATTGATTCCAGTGGGTCGAAACATTATCCCTCGCAGCTCAGACGCGAGCCCAGCGAAGCGGGTCGCGGCTGAAAAGGAGGAGCGACGGAGCAAGTGAGCGATGGCGTTTTTTTGATAAAAAAATGTCGTCGCGAACGATACGCAGTCCGCGACGACGTGGTGGAGGAGGGTGGATTCGCCCGCCTGCGGGCGGGCCGCCTCGCGGCTCTGATGCGCCACAGGCGCGTCATTCACTCCCGCTCGGATCGAATCCAGGAAAATAAAAATCAGCCCGCGCCAAGGCGCGAACTGATTTTTGGTGGAGGAGGGTGGATTCGAACCA